GGAGGTTTCTCTAAGTTAATATTAGTTGTATAAGTACTAGCCATAATGATTATTCAAGCCCACTCAATTCGCCTTTAAGACCACGACGCACTGCTCTTCCTCCTATTGAGACTACTTTTCCATCTGGTGACCTGGAGATATCCATATTAGGAGGCGCTGCTTGCCCTTGCTGCTGTTGATTAAGTATTCCTTCCAATTTATTATCCATCGCATTCATTCGTAAATTAGCCGGATTCATCCCGAACATCTGTTGTCTATTAGATAGATGTTCTATACTAGCCATTAAATTTGTATTTATTTTCTCTACAGCGGCATCTGTTATATCAGCATAAGATGCTTTAAGCGCATCTACCAAAGCTAGATATTCTGTAGGTTGTGTTCCTTCACTGGACGTAGTAGCTGGCTTACCTGTTAATAAATCGGCTGCTCTAACCTGTTTCAATGCAGAATCAGATTCAGCTTTCATACGCTCTGTCTCAGCCTTAGAGACATTAACCATTGCTTCGCTTTGATTCCAAATAGCTTCGCCGCGATCTCTTTCAGCTTCAGCCTCCATTTCCTTATCTTTCCTAACACTATCCACCATAGTCTTTTGGACAGTAAATTGATGCTGCTCTTGTTTAAGTTTTTGTCCAGCCATCTTAACTTGCTGGTCAAAATCAGGTTGCGGAGGTTGAGGATTAAGAGAGTTTTGTAGAAAAGTATCTATCGTCAACATAAGTTTTTCTTTATCTTCTACATTGTAATTCTTAATTACTCCTTTAAGAATTATCCAATAAGCGGGAGACCCAGGAGGAGTTGTTTGAAGAAGTTGGGTGAGTTGTGCTACTTCAAACTCGCGAGCCTGTGCTCCCAATGCCCCGTGAACCTTGAATCTGTAGTCCGCTACGGGATATCTCTCCGTATCAAACTGCATATACCGCCAAGCAATCTTGTGAATTAATGGCGAAAGGAACTCATATTCCATGTTTCGGAGAGTTCTCTTGGCTCTTTTGAGCAACGCGCCCATCATCATGGACATCCCACCTGCTGTCTCATTTCGCGGATTAACTCCTAATGGGGCAGCGGTGTCTAATGATCCTGTTGCCATAGTAACCATTCTCTCAAATTCAGCGGATTGTCTGTAACTTTGTGAGTCAGGGCCGGGGAATTTAAAGGGAGCAATTGCTTCATTAACAGGACCAGAAACTATAATATTTCTTCCAGGCCGAACAGTAAAATCACCATTACGTGGGGCCATCATTCCATTAACCAACATTACTGGATAGGTTGCGAGTGCCAAAGCGTCTATTCTAGCTCTAAGCTCTGCATCAAGTGCCTTTTGTGGATTATACCCCTTCTCTGCGATACCTCTACCCCAGAATCTATTAGGAACCGTATCCCACTGGAAAGCAACAAACGATCTATCCTGCATTATAAAAGGATTACGAACACCTCTGTTAGCTATCCAAACTATACATTCCACCATGTCGGCGGCATCGTCATAATCTATTTCACTATTTAATTCCGCGAATTCTGCAAGAGGGTCCGTAACACTACTCTTTTCTGCCTCTTTGAATAAACCTTTTGGAACTAACCCGTGATATTCCATTATCTCTACATGCTCGACCTGCTCGTAATTCTTTTCTGTAATATCTAAAGTTGCGTGCTGCTCATCTATAGTGTGATAAAGTCCTATAGGAGTTTTGTTCCAAATACCACGCTCCTGCTTCTGCAACACTTCATGCCTTGGGATAGTGTACATGTGGGCTACTCCCAAAGCACTTTCTATATCCTTTGCAGCGACATCTATAACAAATTCATTCGGGTCAACCGGAACTAAACTAACGTGTAAATCTTCTTCAAAAGCTATATCTGAAGTAGTACCCATAGACCCCGTCAAAGGAATACGTCTTGGTTTTTTCTCTACAGTAATCTTGCCTATACCTGTGCCGTAAAGACCAGCATTAAGTAATATTTCAGATATCGCCTTATTAACTCTACGAGTTTCAAAGTCTTCCAATAATTGATCAGTAATCTGTCCTAGTCTAGTATCTATATTCTGCGCTATTTCCTGTAGTTGCTCTGGGGATATCTTCTCTTGATTCTCTTTAATAATTTGCTCAAAGATTCTTTCTCGTACATCGTCTTCCAGATCAAACCACCGTTTTCTGTGGAAAATAGTTTCCTCCATCTCTGAGACACCTGCCTCAATAGACTGCTGTAGGGCAGGGGCGATAATCTTAGAGCGTTCGTGGGACCGGATTTTATCCATCTCGCCACCATGTTGTCCCCTCCAAATCCTGTAATACTCCTTCCACCTGTCTTGGTGTTGGGCATTACGAGATCGCTCCCAATTCTCAACCTTGTAAACCACCCAGCCTGTTACTTCGTCATCATAGACTTTCTTCTCCTGTGCAGGAGAATTTACTACTGGGTCTACAAGTTTTGCTACAGCCATATTCTAATATCCTTTTTACATACCACTTGTTTGATCTAGTGGCTCCCATTCAGAAGTTCCTAGGCTTTGATCCATATCGTAAGGTGTGACACCTATTTGATCTATATAAGCCAAGCTATCCATCATATCATCATGTGCTAAAGGATTAGGAAAATCTAACAGTTGGTTTAAAAGTTTTGTCGTGTAGTCTCCAGGTTGAAATGTGAGTCGTCCTTGCTCCATTCTTCCCTGCAATGCCCACACTATACGGTCATATTTCTTCTGATTCCCGTGCGACAACGCTGTGATATACGGATATGTGTTCATGTGTTCAATCGCCTCATATTATCTTGGAGATAAGGCATTAAAGCATTTTTTAAAGCTCCGCTCTCTATACCCACCGCTCTAGGCTTGTATTTCTGCGCTGCACGCAGTATTCTCACAGCCGTTTCTCTTACATTCCACCTACCAGTGATTATTTCGTGGCAATGCCACCCGTCAGTTGAGATTTCCACTACAGAAATAGCAGTTTCGTCCAATCTCTTAGTTTTACCTTGTGCTATCCCCTTAACATCTTCATATCCCGCTGGATCTACAGCTATATAAAGATCTCCGCCGTGCAAACCCTTGTCTTCCACCGTGAACATGTCAGAATTAAAGACTGTACCCCCAAATGAAGAGAAACTAGCCTCAAATTCCTGTTTTACGAACTCCAAAGGCATATCTTTGGTAGCTAATAAGACTTCTTTAGGGTCTAAAAACGGATTATCTAGTGATTTGAATGTCCAAGCACCCCAATCATCTGTCTCTTCCGCCTTTTCAGCACTCAAAAACAAATCGTAGAAGTGGTTTTTACCGTTTGGAGTCCCTATGAACAGTCCTCCCCCTCTTGCATCGGCTAAAGTTGGCCGAATTATAGCCGTCCAAACCTCTTCCTTCATAAATGCGTACTCGTCAAGAACGACATACGACAACCCAACGCCTCGAAGTGTCTCCGGTCGGTCAGATCCTTTAAGATAAATCTGCCTTCCGTTTGTAAGGGTGAGTATACACTCATTCTCCCTTACCTTTTTCGTTATAGGCGCAGCCATTTGCTTTAAAGACTGCCACATAATATCCTTGGCTTGGTTAAATGTCGGAGCTATGTAATAACAAGCTTTATCCGCCAGTTCATAACCATACTCATTCCGCATCTCCAAAGCTTTTACTATTAATTTTACCCTGGCAAGATAAGATTTACCAAATCTTCGTCCAGCCCCTACAACCTTAAAACGCTTTTGGGAATTAAAAATCCTTTGCTGCGCAGGATGTAGTGTAAAATTAAGTTCTGTGGTCACAGACTATTTTTCAGAAACTCCATAAGAAGAAAACGGCCTAGTTTTCACCTTCTTCTTCTTCTTTACTTTCTTTTTCTTCTTTTTAGGCGGTCTACCTACTTGTGACCCATAAGTTCCTTCCCCAGTTGGCATACTCTTTACCGCCGTTTGAAACACCCTTTGGCGGGATATTTGCTGCTGGAGCTATAGAGGCTGCCATGTGCATCTCTGCACCAAGCGTAACACCTTGGTTATTAACTCCACCTGACTTGCCCATATTGGCTTTATCACTACTCTGTCGATCTTTCATACTCATTTACCTCCTCAAATACTGCGTCAACAGTATCAGTTTCATTAATACTAACGTCATCAAGACCCTTAATATTTATAATAATTCCTCCTGCTTCTTGAGCACCGTAGTGCTCTACAGCCTTTCGAGCCGGTATTGCCCTTTCAAGTAAAAGGCGTGCGGCTGTCATATCACCTCCTTTTGCTTCCTGTACTATTTTTCGTATAATAGCTTTAAATTCTTTATTCATCTCTCCAGCGAATTGGTCTATCAATTCGTTCTGAAGAAGCGTTAACTTGTTCTTTGTTCCTTTTGGCCTACCGTGAGGATTGAGTGGTGGACCTCCCTTAACTAAAGCTGGGTTACCTCTTTTCTCAGCCATCAATTTGCTAATTTTTGTCCAGAGGTATAAAGTTGTTTATACACAGGGATAAGATATTGCTCTCCTACTTTCTTTATATTTGGTTGCGTTGGCACCCCTTTTCCTCTATAAGGGATATAAGTTGCAATATTATCTTTAGAAGGATCTATATAAATATCCCCATATTGATCCGCAAACATTCTAGGATTACCTCCTTTCTGTACTTTTCTTAAATAGGTTTCTCCACCCATTTCTACCTTTAAGGCATAAAAATGCGTAGATTTACCTCCTTTCCTTGGTATAGTATCCACAGAAATTACAGGTCGTCCTTCAGGTAATGCGCCCTTCCTGAGATTTATTGAAATCTTGTTCCCAGCAGCTACTGGCTTTAGGAGCTTTCTTATACCTCCAGGGTCAGTTACTTGTTCTCCTACCAACATAGTGGCACTTCGCACACCTGCCTT